TCCGGCGCCTTCGCAGCAGGCGAGAACAAGATCAAGGTGCTGGAGCGGGAAATCCGCGAACTCACCGGCACGCTGACCACCGCCGACAAGGCAGCCGGCCTGTTCAAGAACTCGATGGGCCAGATCGCGGTAGGTAATCTGATCGCGGACTTCATTGGGATGCTGGTCGAGAAGGTCAAAGACATGGGGCGCCAGTTCGTCGCCTCCATTGTCCAGCTTGAGACATTCCGCCGCGCGTTGAACGCCGTCTACAAAGACACGACGACCACGGCCAACCAATTGGAATTCTTGCGCAAAGCCGCCCTGGATGGCGGGGTGAGCGTGGGCGGACTGAGCGACTCGTTCGTCAAGTTCTCGGCGTCGATGAAGTCGGCCAACGTGCCTGTGCAGCAGAGCAACGAGTTGTTCGCCGCGCTGACTCGCGCCACCGGCTCGCTCGGCCTCGGAGCAGAGCGCACATCGCTGGCCTTGGACGCGCTCGGGCAAATTGCCTCCAAGGGCGTCGTCAGCATGGAAGAGCTGCGCCAACAACTCGGCGACTCACTTCCGGGCGCGCTGAGTCTGACCGCCAAGGGTCTCGGGATCACCGACGCCGAACTGGTCAAGCTGGTGGAGTCCGGCAACCTGGCGGCACGCGACTTCTTCCCGGCGTTCACTAAGGGCCTCAAGGAGCTACACGGCGAAACCGAAGGTTTGGTGCCGACATGGGAGCGCTTGAAGAACGCTTTCACACTGACTGCACAAAACGCGGGGGACGCCGGATGGGCGGTGCTGCTCACAGGAGCGCTCAAGGCTTTGGGTGCGGCGGCAGGGTCGCTCTTGCTGATTTTGAGCGCACTCAGCGAGGGCTTGTTCACTGCCGGTCGCGCAGCGATTTTGCTATTTGAAACGCTCCGAGGAAACGGTTCTGAGGCGCTGAAGTGGTTTCAAGAGGAAACCCAGAAGACAACCGAACGCCTCAACGCGCAGGGGCAGGCGTTCTATGCAGCAGTCAACGGGGTGAAACAACAAACTTCGGCAATATCGGAGTTGACCCCGAAAGTTCAGGAAGTAATCGCCTCGACCGACGGCCTGAGCAACAGTCAGAAGCTCGCTGCCGTGGCCGCGAAGCTGAACAGCGACGCCACGCTCGACGCGGCTGCAAAGTACGTGCAGCTCTCCATCGCCATCGCCACAGTGATCAAAGAGCAGGAAAACGAGACACTGAACTTGGAGCGGGTTGCGAAGGCTCGCAAAGAAGAAGGCGAGACGCTGATTGCGTTGGCGAAGTTGCGCGGAGACGAGCAGGGCATCTTGAAGGCGACCAACCAGGCGGCCCAAGAGTACGCACTGGCAAGCGCTCGCGTTACGGCGTCGAAGCAGGAAGAGCTGAAAATTCTTGAACTGCAGTTGGTCGCGCAACAGGCAAAGCTCGTTGCAGACAAAGCCACCGCCGACCAACAGGAGAAAGAAACCCAGAAGCTGCGCGAACTCATCAAGACCAAGCAGGCCGAGGTTGAGCAGACCAAGGCGGCTGCGGCTGCGGCACGCGCGGAGGCAGATGCTCGTCGCTTGTCGGTTGAGATGTACGGTATCCAGGCGACCAAGATGGCCGAGTTCCGCGCCGAGATGGTGCGCCTCACCGCGCTACTCCAGGAGTACGAACGCCTCAATATCAACGGGAAAAAGACCGAAGAGGAAGTAGCAGCGGTTCGCCAAAAACTGGCTGAGGCCACGGCAAAGTACCGCGACGCCTTGCGGGACGCCGTGGAGATGAAGCGGCTTGAGACAGCCGAGACGGTTGCCGGGTTGCAGGCCAAACAGGCTTCGCTTTCCGTGGACATTCAGATTGCCCAAGCCAGCGCCAACATCGCCCGTCTGCGCGGAGACAACACCCTAGCGATGCAGTATGAGCGCGAGGCAATGGCGAAGCAGATTGAGGTTGCCAAGATCAAGCTCGAAATCGACCGGGTGCAAGCCCAGCTCCAGATTCAAATTTTGAACCTAAAGAAGCAGGAGCTGAATGCGAATGATGCGAATTACGCACTGCAGGTCCGCGAATTGGATTTGAAAATCAAACTGCAGGAGATCACGCTCAAAGAGCTTGAAGGTGCGGGCAAACTCATCCGGCTAAAAGAAACGGAAAATTCACTGCGGCAACAGGCCACCAATGGTCTCGGTGGAGAGACCACAGCCAGAGGCAGTGTCACTGAGGCCAGTGAAAAACAAGCCGACGCCATGGCGAAGATGATGATGCAGTACACGATGAGCGCCGACTACAGCGAGCGCCAGATCGCATTGCTGGAGCGCGAGGCTGCGGCGGCAGAGAAGGCGGCAGAGGCAAAGCGCAAATACTGGAACGTGGACAAGGAAGGGTACTCCCTGAACACCGCAGGCGAGCGCGTGATGGCTGGGGAAACCCAAGATCAGGTGGATCGTGACATCGCGCAACGCTACGGCGCCGAAAACGTAGGTAACGCCGACGCACAGCGGGCACGCCAGTTGCGGACGCTCGCCAAGCTGCGAAGCATCAGCAACGGCATTGGCACACAATCAGTATTGAGTGCAGATGAGCGCCGAGAACTGGAGGACTTGGAAGCCAAGTTGTTAAACACCGGCCCACGCGCTGGGGGTACAAACAGTGGCGGTAGCGCCCCATCCTCACCTTCGGCGCCTACAGGCGGTCGTTCTGGTGGATCAGGCACCGGCGGTGTTCGAAACATGACGGTGAATATCAGTGGGCGACAGGTGGGTACCATCTCCGGCCTGAACGAGCAGCAGTCCCGCGAAACACTCGCGGTGTTGCGCGGACTTGAAAACGCACAAGGAACAGCAGCATGAGCCTCACACTGGCAGACGGCACGACCACCCTCACGCTCAACCCTGATCTCTACTGGTCGGACGAGAACTCGTGGCACCCGGTCCAGCAGACCGTGGAGCGCACAATCACCGGCACGCAGGTCATCCAGGTTGCGGGGATGACCAAGGGGCGTTCGATCACGCTGGAGCCCATTGACGACGAGGCGGCGTGGATGACCCTCGCCGTTGTCACAACCTTGCGAAATTGGGCCGCAGTACCAGGCAAAACGATGACTCTTACACTTCGCGGCGTAGCTCGGACGGTCATATTCCGCCACCAGGACGGAGGTTTTGAGGCCCGTCCGGTCCTTCAGTATCGAGATGGGCACGAACTGTCCGCCGACTTCTACCTCTGCACTATCCGCCTCATGGAGATTTAAAACGTGGCTATCCTTGCGGGCGACATCAAAATCCTCGCGTCCAAAGTCATGGACGACGTACCCGAGGGCGGCGGCGGGCCATCTGGCACCGTCATCCCTGACAACAACAGCAACGCCGTTTTCACCGACGTGAGCGAAGTTGACCGCGCAGGCGGCGCCGTGCACATCCGGCAGTTGCACACCCATGTGCAGACGGCGGACGTTGACCGCTTCCTGGGAGCGCACATCATCGTCAGCCGCATCCCCAACGATGACAACGTGGCCGTCACGCTGGCAGAGTGCAACCCTTTCGATCGGCGCACCGACATTGCCACCGCCATAGAGAACTACCTGATCCAAGGCCCCGAGTGGGGCGGCTACCTGTTTGAAAACCATGTCCAGGGCCAGCGCAGCGTGCAACTGTTCCAGCGCCCCGGTACCCCCACGCCGCCCATCGGGCGCACGCTGGTGCTCGTCAAAAACGAGAACCTCGTCACCGAGTACAAGCAGTACGTGCGCGTCACTTCTGTCGAGACCGAAGACCGCACCTTCACCTACAGCACGGGTGGTGGGTATGTGGATTACACCGGCACCGTGGTAACGTGCGACATTTCCGACGAGCTGCGTGAAGCCTTCCCCGGATCGCCAGCAGACCGCGCCTTTGCACGCAACGCCAGCAAAACCATTGTGCGCGACACGACTGTGGCCGATGCCGCAACCTACTACGGCGCGGTACCCCTGAGTGCTGCTGCCAACCTGGGCGACATTTCGACCAAGGTGGTTGGCATCTACAGCCAGCTTGTGCCAAGCGCCCGCACCGAGACCACGGCGCTGGATCAAAAGCCCGCCGCGCAGCGCCTGCTCACGCTGGCCGCCACGCCGCGCTTGATCGAGGTGCCCATCGTCCCCCACAGCCTGCGCATCCGTGTGGGGCAGGAAAACCGGGGCTTCTCGTGGGTGCAAATGCTCAAGCCTCTGCCCGCGCCAGGTACGGTGGTCATCAGCTTCATGGCTCTGGGCAACTGGTACACCCTGCAGGACGACGGCGCCGGTGGCTTCACCGGCAGCGGCACGGGCACCATCAACTACGCCACGGGCAGCATTGCGGTCACGTTCCCGTCAATGCCCGATGCGGGAAGCAGCGTGCTGTTCCAGTGGGGCGAAAACACTGCGTTCACCAACCGCAGCGGGGCGGCAGGCTACCGCATGCCAGAGTTTTCGTGGGAAGTCGCCCAGGCGCCCATCAAGCCCGGCACCATCACCGTCACCTGGCAGTCGGGAGGCGCCACGCGCACCGTTACCGACAACGGCACGGGCGACCTGACCGGCAACGGCACTGGCAGCGTGAACTACGCCACCGGCCAAATCAGCTTGCGCCCGGCCTACATGATCGACGCCGGGGGCGAATTCAACACGCAGTACACTTACACCCCCCAGGTGACCGAGCGCTTTACCAGCGTGTCGCCCGACGCCGGGGGCTTTGCCACCATCACCCTGGGCGAGGTGCCCGCACCGCGCAGCATCAGCGTGCAGTGGACGACGGTGCGCAACTGCACCACCAGCGCGGGCAGCACCGAGGCGGTGACGCAAAGCACCACAACTTCGGGCGTGGGGCCTGACGGTAAGGTCATCTACGGCGGGGGCAGCGCCGGGTGCAGCCTCACTTTCTACAGCCCCACCAGCGCCAGCACCAGCGGCTTCCCGCCCGGCGCCACGGTCGAAGTGCATGTACAGACCACCAGCGCGGGCACGTTCAACTGGCAAATCCAGGACGTAAAGACCGCCCCCTGGCCCACGGCTGCGCTGCCTGCCGACCTGATAACCGGCGCCGCATCCGGCAGCGTGGTCACCACCTACCCGCCGGGCATTGTGGCGGGCAAGGCCATAGGCACCTTCACGGTCACGCTGGCTGCGGCCACGGCCATGCACGAGGGGCAGGTAGTCCTGAAAGACGCCACCACCGCCACCATTGCCGTGGCCTCGCTGCGCGTGGAGCCTGACGCCGCAATCCGCTCCACGGTCATGCCGCCGCCTCCGGCAGACGTTGTGCGCCTGCCAGACGGCGTGGGCGCAGGTCCCAAGAGCTTTTTCGGTGGGCTCTACAACTCTGACGATGACACGGTCACGGGCCGCAGGGTCGATGTGGCCGTGCAGCCCCTGTACGACGCTACCTACGGCTACAGCTACGACCCGCCTATGGGCGCAGATGTCTGGAACGACGCCGAGATGGTCGCCGGGCAAAAGGCCATGCTCAGTCAGCGTGGTGTGACGACAACTTACAAACGCTGGGGAGTATAAAAATGGCAGTCGGTGAATCTGGAGTTTGGATTGGGGCTCGAAAGCCCGTGATCAACTGGCCCCCGCTGCCAGCGCAGCCCCCTGTGGTGACAATGCCGCCACCGCCCACGGCGCCCCCTGCTGCGCCTGTGCCGTCCACGCCTGCCTCGGTATCCAGCGCAACGCCCGTGCAGTCCAAGCGTGTGAGCGGCGCCACAAAAACCGAGACCCGCTATCGCACCACGAAAGTGCAGGAAACCGTGGTGCACACCCTGTCCGACAACGGCGCCGGGGGCCTGGGCGCCTGGGGCACGGTCAGCTACGCAGGCAAGTCCCTCAACGTCAAGTTTTTGAGTCTGGACAGCACCACAGATGGCTACAAGTCCGACCACGAAGACAGCACCACCTTCGACGGTGGCGAGGTCACCACCGGCGGCACCACGGCCAGCAACAACAGCCTCAAGGGCGGCGAATACGCTGACAACACCATGGGCGAGCAGCTCCTGGCGGCCAGCACCGTGATGGTGACCTACAGCACCGGCACGGGCGACGAGGTTGTCAACACCCACAGCTTCGCCCCGCCGGATGTGCAGATCGACCTGTGCCCCTACACCAGCGACTACGTGGTACCTGGCAGCGTGCGCTTTACGTGGATGGGGCAGGTGTTCGAGGACTATGACGGCCTGCTCGTGCGGGGCCGCACGCCCACAGAGCCGGGCTGGGTGGCGGGCCAGATGAACTACAGCACGGGCATCGCCACTGTCACAGACTACATCGTCAGTGGCTCGCCCACGGCCTTCACACTCGACAGCCTTTGGACGGTGCGCCAGAACTGGAACACCGCCAGCGTCTTTTTGCGCACCCAGGCCGCGCCGCTAAAGCCCAGCGGGTTTGTGATGAACCTGAGCGACGCCCAGGGCAACAGCATCACGGCCATGGCCGGTATTGATGGCAACATCACCGGCACGCACCTGCGCGGGCGCATCAAGTACCTGACGGGCGAGGTGGAGCTGCAGTTTGGAGACTACGTACTCGACAGCAGCCTCACCGCAGAGCAAAAAGCAGAGTGGTGGTACGACGTGGCCGACGTGGGCGCGGTAGAGGCGGGCAAAATCTGGCGCCCCTGGCCCGTTGACCCCACCACTCTGCGCTACAACAGCGTCAGCTACTTCTACCTGCCGATCGACGCCGACCTGCTTGGCCTAGACCCCGTGCGCCTGCCGCAGGATGGCCGTGTGCCCATCTTCCGCGCTGGCAGCTACGCTGTGGTGGGCCACACTGCCGAAACACCCGAGGCCACCGTCAGCAACGGGCAAACCATCAATTGCAGCCGCACCCGCCTGTCTCGCGCCCGCGTGCTGGGCAGCAACGGCGCGGTCATCCACACCGGCTACACCGCAGACCTGGACGCGGGCACCGTCACCTTCACGGACGTGACTGGCTACAGCCAGCCCGTGCGCGTAGAGCACCGCATTGAAGACCTGGTGCGCGTGTCTGATGTGCAAATCGACGGCACGCTCACCTTCACGCGCCAGCTCAGCCACGATTTTCCGCTGGGCAGCTTGGTCAGCAGCGCGCTCATGGCGGGCAACCTCAAGGCCCGCGTCTCCCACCTGTTCGACCAGCACTCCTGGACGGGCGAGTGGGCAGACAGCGCGGTGGGCGACGTGGCCCTTGGCACTTACAACGACACCGTGGCCCCCATCGTGGTGACCAACGCCGGGGCGCTCACAGAGCGCTGGGCGCTGATCTTCACCAGCAGCACGCAGTTTCGCATCGTGGGCGAAAAAGTGGGCCAGATCGGCACGGGCGACATCAACACCGATACCGCCCCAATCAACCCCATCACTGGCGTGCCGTACTTCGTGCTGGCCGCCCTGGGGTGGGGCGCTGGCTGGGCGGTGGGCAACGTGCTGCGCCTTAACACTGTGGGCGCCATGTTCCCAATGGCGGTCATCCGCACCGTGCAGGCCGGGCCTGCGGCGGGGGTGGACTACAACTTTGAACTGCTGGTGCGCGGCGACGTTGACCGCCCGGCCCCGTAACTGCAATCAATTGCAAAGGATAAATAAATGACATCCCCTGTTGACACCTCAGTCAAATTCATCACCGAGAACATGCCCGGCGCACCTGTGTTGAGTGGCACCGCTGGCGCTCTGATTTCAGTGCTCGACGCCCTGCTGGTGACCGGCTTCGGCCTGCGCACAGCCACATCAGTGACCGTTGCGGGCGGTGTGGCCACGGTCACGCTGTCAAGCGACGCGCTGAACGCAAACCTGCTGCACAGCGTCATCCTTGTGGACGGTGTTGCCGCGCCTATGGCCGACCTCAACGGCGAGCAGCGCGTGACCGCCGCCAGCACCACCACCCTGCAATTCGCCACCGCAGTGGCCGACGGCACGGCCAGCGGCACCATCACCATCAAGTCCGCCCCTGCGGGGTGGGAAAAGCTCTACAGCGGCACCAACAAAGCGGTGTACCGCAGCACTCATGTGCAGTCGGCAAAGCGCTGCCTGCGCGTGGATGACACCGGAACCACCACTGCACGCGTGGTGGGCTACGAGACCATGTCCGACGTGGACAGCGGGGTGGGGCCGTTCCCGACGGCGGCGCAGATGAGCGGCGGCGGGTACGTGCACAAAAGCACCAGCGCAAACACCACCGCCGTGGGCTATGCGTTCGCCGCCGACCCGCGCATTGTGTACTGGTGCCCCATGCCTGGTACGGCATCGGGCAGCACTGACAACTACACATCCGCCAACGTGCGCGGTTTTGGCGACCCCATTGCCCTGGCGCCGGGGGGCGATGCCTGGGCCACCTTGTTGTCGTCGGGGGGCTCCACGTTCAGTGACTACTCGTCCTTGTCGGGCAGCGACAGCGACATAGTGGGCGCGATGGTGATGGCGCGTGCCCTGAGTAGCATTGGTGGGGCAGTTATTGCCAGCGCCAAGCCATACGTTGGCGGCAGGGCAAAACGATCCGGTTTTGATGATCAGGCCCTGGGGGCGGCACCATCCCCCGTTGACGGGTCGCTGCGCTTGTCGCGCATGTATGTGGGCGATGGCACCGGCTTTCAAATCACGCCCCGCGCCGAGGTGCCGGGAGTGTGGTATTTGCCGTACAACAACGCTTCAAGCCTGCTGCCACGCGGCACTATCGTGCAGGGTGCGGACGGGCGCAAGCTGCTGACCATTGTGACCGGAGCCGCTACCAACACCGCGCAGCGCGGCGCGGCGTTGATCGACATCACCGGCCCCTGGAGGGAGTGATGGCCACCTACCTGCCCGTTACCCCCCTGGGCCTTGTGCAAGGCCGCGCACCGCAGCCCTTTGCTGGTGTGGCCCCTGCTCCTGCGCTGGGCCGCACACCAGACATGCGCCACCTGCGGCCAGCCACCGGCTTCATCAGCGACCGCGTGATGTTCAAAGCCACGCCATCGAGCCCCGAATCCCCCTTTGCCAACGGGCGCATCTGGCTGCTGCGCGCAGCCGACGGCTACAAAGCCTGGGAGGGCTGGAGCGATGCAGGCGGCTACTACACGGCCACCGGCCTGGAGCTGGGCGTGGAGTACATCGCCGTGGGCATCGACCCCTATCGCAACCACAAGGCCACGGGCGCAGGGCCTGTGGTGGCCACGGAGGCACCATGAACATCACCGCAGCCCACCGCGCCGCCCGCAACGCCGCCACCGTTGCCACTGCCGATGCGGGCGCAGGCAACTCCAGCATCAAGCTCTACACCGCAGAGGGCGGCACGCTGCTGGGTACGCGCACGCTGGCAAAGCCCTGTGGTGTGATCAACGGCGCGGGCCGCATCGTCCTGCAACTGAGTGCAGCGCAGGAGATGGTTGCCGCAGACGGCATTGCCACCTGGGCAGAATGGTGCGATGGCGACGGCGATCCAATCGCCTCCGGTGCGGTGACCGATGAAACCGGCTCCGGGCCATGGATTCTTGAAGGCACCGCAGGCACCCAGGTGTACGCGGGCGGCGTGATTGGCCTGTCGGCCACTGCATTGATCGGCTGAAGCCATGGCAGACGGCAAGCTCACATTCCTGCGCCCACACGACGGCACAGGCCGCCTCGTGTTCGGGGATGTGGGCGACGTGGTGGTCACCCCACCCGTCACCATCGGAGTGGATGCCGACCTGCCTGGCCTGGGCACCTGTGGCCTTTCCGTAGGCCCCGCTCTCCGAGTGGATGCCGACCTGCCCGGCCTTGGGACCTGCACTCTGGTGTGGGACAGCAACACCAGCCGCCCCACCGTGGGCCAGACCACCCACCACTACCAGCAGGCCACACCCGCCCGCACCGGCCTGCAAGACGCCTACCAGCAAGCCCCGGCCCTGCCCACCGGCCTGCACAGCCACTACCAGCAGGCCCAGCCCGTGCAGGCGCCCACCAGCGCCGCATGGGACGATGCTGCTCACGCTCGCGCCACCACTGGCCTGCGCTACCAGCAGGCCCAGCCCCTGCACGCCCTGGGCCTACGCGGCGCATGGCAAACGGCCCTTGGTCACCGCGTGGGCAGCGCCCTGCGCTACCAAGAGGCATGGCCGTTGCAGGTGCTGGGCAGCGCCCGCTTCCAGGAAGCGTTGGGCCTGCGCCTGGGCGGCCTGCACCGTTACCAAGAGGCGCTGCGCAGCGGGCGCAGCTTCAGCGCACGGTTCCATCGGGCGCTGCCCTGGCGCGTTGACCACCGCGTGCGCTACCAAGAAGCGTGGCCCCCGCGCCCAGGCTTGGCGGTGCTCATCCCCGTGGAGCCGCCCGGCCCCCCGCCGTGCTACACGCCCAACGGCCACCTCGTCTTTACCGCTGCCCATGACGGCACCGGCCATCTTGTTTTTGTGTGCGAGCGCGCCACCCCGCCCGAGCCCGGCGGCACGGTGGTTGTCCCGATCAAAGAGGTATATCTTGTGATAAACAGCGCAATTCTGATTCGAGTCGACGGTGGGGTTGCAATCCCCACGCTATCCATGTCCATGTCGCTCGACGTGGACTCGTGGACGTGGAGCTTCAGCGCCTCGGTGCCCGGCTACGCGCTGCCCGACATCGAGCCGGTCTCCGGCGTACCTGTGGCTGTGCAGGCGACGATCAACGGCGTTCCCTACCGCTTCGTCGTGGAGTCTATCGCCCGCGAGCGCACGTTCGGGCGCAACGATCTGCGCATCGGCGGCCGTGGTCGTGCGGCGGTGCTGGACGCCCCATACGCGCCGGTCATGGCGTTCCGCAACACGTTTGCGCGGACCGCCGAGCAGATAATGAACGACATCCTGACCGACAACGGCGTGCCGCTGGGCTGGACTGTCGAGTGGAACCCGGACGATTGGCTCGTGCCTGCGGGTGTGTTCAATCACCAAGGCAGCTACATCTCGGCCATGAACCAGGTGGCGGGCTCCATCGCCGCGTACCTGCAGCCGCACAACACCGACGAGACCTTGCGCGTGCTGTCGCGCTACCCCGTGGCGCCGTGGGATTGGGGTGACGTGACACCGGACTACGAGCTGCCATCGGCGGTCGTGACACGGGAGAGCATCGAGTGGCGAGACAAGGCCCGCTACAACCGGGTGTACGTCATGGGGCAGCAGGTGGGTGTCAACGGTCGCGTGACGCGCGCCGGAACCGCCGGGGACTACCTCGCGCCAACCATCGTGGACCCGCTGATCACTCAGGCTGTGGCCGCGCGCCAGCGGGGCATTGCCGTGCTGTCCGACACCGGCCGCATCGCCACCGTGGGCCTGCGCCTGCCTGTGCTCGCCGAGACCGGGGTCATCGCCCCGGGCAGCTTCGTCAAATACGTCGATGGCGGCATTGAGCGCATCGGGTTGACCCGCAGCGTATCGGTCGAGGTTGACCTGCCGTCCATCTGGCAAACCTTGGGAGTGGAAACACATGTCGAACCTGTTTAAGCGCTTCCAGGCGCTGATTCCGACCTACCCGTTGCGCGTCGGCGATGTGATCGCCTACGACAACGGCGTTGCTATCATCCAAGAGCAGAGCGGGGTGGCAACTGCACGTGGCGAGGTCACCGTGGGTGACCGCGTGTTCTTTCGCAACGGCGTAATCGAGGGCCCCGCGCCGGACCTGACCATCGAGATTATTGAGGTATGACCATGGCCTTCACGATTGAACAACTCGCGGCGGCAACGTCCGCGCCCTACGGCAACGCCAAGGTGCACCACCCGCACCTGGAGGCCGCCATGAGTCGCTTCAACATCGACTCGCTGCAACGCCAGGCCGCGTTCCTCGCCACGGTGTCGGTGGAATCACAGCAATTGAGCAAAATGGAAGAAGGGCTTTACTACAAGGACGCTGCGCGCCTGGCTCGCATCTACCCTCGTGCGTTCAAGAGCGCAGCGGATGCGGAGCCCTACGCGCGCAACCCGAAGGGGTTGGGTGATCTGCTTTACAAGGGTTACTGGGGTCGAGGCCATCTGGGTCTCACCTGGCGCCGCAACTACGAGCGTGCGGGCGAGGCGCTCGGCTACGACTACGTGGGCAACCCATCCTTGGTGGCGGAACCAAAGCACGCTGCGCTGACGGCCGCCTGGTACTGGCACGATGCCAAGTGCAACGACCCTGCCGACCGCGGCGACATGACCGAGGTCACGCGGCGCGTCAACGGGCCGGCGCTCATGCATCTGGCCGAACGCAAGGCGCAGTACGAGACTGCGCTGAAGGTGCTGTCGTGATCGGCGCGTTGGCAACCTATTGGCGCGAGGCGGTCATCGTCGGTCTGGTGCTGGCGCTGGCCGGGCAGCAGGTGCGCGTCTCCAATGAGAAGGCAGACCACCAGCGGACCAAGACCCAGCACGCCGAGGTGCTGCGTGACCTTGCCGACAAGACGCTGAAGGCGTACCAGGCGGTGGTCGCCGATGACGAGGCCCGCAAGAAAGCCGTCGCCGCACTCGACGCGAAACATACGAAGGAGTTGAACGATGAAAAAGCCAAGCTGGAGAAGCTGCGTGCTGATGTTGCCGCTGGTCGGCCTGCGGGTCAATGCAGTCTGTGCCCCCGCAGCCGGAACTAACGTGCCCCCGGCCACCGGCGCCACCAGCGTGGTTGATGCAACCGGCCCCCGACTTGATGACGCCGCTGAACGGGATTATTTCACCCTACGAGCCGGGATTGAAACGTCCCGAAAGCAGATAGAGGGGCTGCAGGACTACATCAGGGACGTTTGTCTGAAGTGACCACGAACAGGGCACCAATACCTGTGCCCGGAAGACCGCGCACCACTCCGACGAAGCCTGCTTTACCCTTGTTCTGTCGCAGAATGCGATCAACTAATAGGGCCTGTGTGCCGCGCCTTAACACACGACGTTGATGCGCGTTCATGGTTTCCCACCTTCGTACAGCAGCCAAGCCGTGTAAAAGAACGGGGATAGCACCAGCAGGAAGACGACCGCTTGCCCTGGCACCCATCCATCGGGTTCTTGTCGCCCGTAAAGAAACCAGTCGATAAATCGCTTCACGACTTCCTCCGCTTCGGCAGTGGGCACCACGCTTGCCAAAACGGATCGCCGTGATAGGTGCCGTACACCGCCACGCCGCCCTTGCCGAGAAGCTGGCACTTCGTTCCGCGAGGGCACGTGGTCATGTCCTCGTTCCAGAACACGTCGGTGGCGACGACCACGGTTTGGTCGGCGTTGAG